CGGGATCTACGCGGTCAGGATTCGCCGATTTTACTTTAAAAAAAGAGTGTAAGACGTTTACGTTTTGGTTTTCGCCGCTAGAAATCTGTTTTTTCTCCTCAAAATAATTGAAAATATATTTGGAATTGTCCAAGAGATATAGTTTTTTCTGTTTTTTTATTTCCTTGATTCTCTTTTTACAAAATTCGATCTTATCCCGTATGTCCATGTATTGGTCGATTTGATTATCAGTCAGACGTTTCAGTTGGCTTTTCATATTTTCTATATCCTCAATTAATTTAGGTATGGTTTCTATTTCATCATTATTAAATTTATTCAACATTTCGGTGTGTTTTTCATCAATGGTAGTAGTATTTTTATTAATATTTTTTTTATGAACAGTATTCATTTAATATAGATCTCAAAACAACATTTAATATATTTATAACAAGAATTATTTATTCATATATTGTAATATGACTGAACAAAAATTAGGACAAGGAATAAATTATTATGAAGAATACATGAAAGCGTTGGCAGTTCACAAAGCAACTGATATGAAACACGACCATCTAACGTTGGGAGACGATGGGAGTTGGTGGAATCATTATCGTAAATTTATACCCAATAACATATCACGTCCGCTTGCCAACGATACAACCAATCCTATTTTTTTTAGGGGATGCAATGACAATAAATTCATGGAAACTTATTTACACGGAGATCGGGAAGAGGAGGGTGATCAAGCTAGACCTATTAAAAGTATGTTGGATTTAATTTTTTATTGTAGCGGAGAAACGGATATAAGCCTGTTTAATAATGAATTTGGAAATGATAGCAACGGTTTAGCTGGCGATTCAAAAAATGTATATGTAAAATTTGGCGACGATATAGTATATAGTTATTCCGCAAAATTGCAGAATCTCAATTTTTCTATGAGAAATGACAAAAAAGGCGAAACAGAACGTACAGTAGAACCAACTATAATGTTGGAAAATTTGGGAATAAGATCCGGAAGTATTCTCAATGTAGATTTTCAATATCATTTGTGGGATTTGTTAAAAGCAGGTCCCGAATCAGAATATGAAATTTATTTAATCATGAATCCTGAAAATATAAACGATCCCGCGGGAAAATTCAATATGAATGATTCGATATTTAAACGCAAAAGTGGCGTATCTACATTATTATCTAGATGTATTACATTTGAAAACACCATATATCAAACTTGGGATTCTAGAAGAGATCGTGCACCAGGACCTGATTTTTTTTCAAGATTCGATGTTATTTTAAGCGAAATTAAAGAAATTGAAAATTTTTGCGGATTAATTAAATCATTAGGAGTGGAATTAACTATAAAATCAGAAGAAGATAATTTTATTTATAGCGCAATGTCAAAAGCCAATAACTCAAACGCCTCCGTTCAAGCTGAATTGGCTAGACTTTATGGAAAGTGGGTGACGCCCGGTAGAGGAGAAGGAAATAGGGCGAGAGAGGACTTGGAATTATTAATGGCGGCAGAAGCAGCAAAAAAAGGCGGAGGCGACGATTTGCAGATATTATCTCATTGGCATGTGTATAATAGAAAATATGCCATAGTTGATTCAAAAAATAAAATAATTTCTGATAAAGACCGTTTTAATTCAAAAGAAGAACCTATTTTTTTTGTGTCTCACGACGGACCCACTATAGTTCGTTCTTTAATAGAAGGAAATAATGTATTATTTATGTATTCTCAGATTATTTCTGGCAAAAAATATGAATGTGCCGTATCTTTGATAAGAAACGATCTTGAATCAACACCGCTCATTAAAAAGCCGCTGTATAAAAAAATTAAAACTGCGTATTTAAGAGTTGACTATAATTTTGATAATATTTATGGTACAATAGAAGAAATTAACCAACTCAGAAATGATATTATAACAAGTAAAACGGAAGAATTTGAAAGCGCATGCGATCAAAGTGAAGTCAAAAAGGAAACAGATTGGATTGATGGAATTACAAATTTATTAGAAAAGGCCATTGATTTATGTATATTAAAAAACACATTAATCGAAATAGAACCATTTGAACTCGGTCTTGAGGATCGCGCAATAAAATATTACAACGATAATGAAAACGAATTACACGAACATATTTTGAATTTAGAAAATGATGACGACAATGAAATGTTATTTTCTATTTTAAAAACGTTGGAGAATAAAAACAAGGCAATTAATGAGGAAATGTTGAAATACGAAGAGAATGGTGAAATTAGTAAAAAACTTTTAAAAATATTAAACAGCTCGCCTGAATATTTGGCGTGTAGTCAATGGAAAAAGATGCGAAGTAGCAGTAGAAGAACGGTTGCCATAGTAGACGATAAAGTTGTGTATGAGCTGTATTTTGAAAAATTATCTAAATATCTCGATCAAAATCAAGTTGATCTGTTTGTGGATTTTTTGAATAATTCATTTGAAAGTTTAAAAGACGAAGCTATTGCTGTAAATATTACACATTTATTATCCTATTCTGAAACTCGTTTAATAATTACAGATAAAGATATAAGTGCCATTAGTCCTTTGAATATACTAGATGTTGATTTAATGGCCGATGAACAAATTGATTATATTAATAACAACCGTCTTCTCAGTATGGAGGATGATATAATTAATGATTCAAGGGGAGGGGCTCGAAATATGCAAATGGGCGGAACGCGTAACAAGACAAATACAACGCTTTATTCAACAAATGAAAGAGGCTTGCCGTATTCACCCATTTTGTCGCATCTAACAAAAATTTTATATGTAAATTTTTCTAACGAAAAAAACTACATCGACGCTAATGCATACAATGAAGAGCAATACAACGAATACGACGAAGACCAAAGATCTCCTTTGCAAGACCCTAACTATCGACGCCTCGAAATAGAAAATGTAGAAACTGATCCTAAAAACAAAACTCGTATATATAAAACAACCAACCCTAAACCTCGTGGAGGTGGCTTAAATTCACAAAGCAAAGACTCGGAAAATAAAAAGTTTGAAGATTTATTGATAATAGGAAAACTTTTGAAATTATTACCCGAAGAAAAACGCGTAAAATATACGAATGAATTTATGAGTATAATAAAAAAAGACGCAAGCGAAGAACATTTGAAAAAATGGGAGAATTTTAACTTTCCAAATCCTATATCCGGACTTTATTTAATTTTTTATAATTTTGAATTATTTTTTGAAAACTTGGAACGAAAATTAAAACGATCGTCTTATCTTCCTGAATTAATTGCCTATTTTTTTGCAATAAAGACACACGTTGACGAATTGATTTCATTATGCAAAACAACAACCCCTGATAATTTTTTAGATAGATTCAAAGAGATACGTCGCGTCGGTGAGATTTTTAGTTTATTATTTTATTCATTTCCATATTTAGAAAACGGCGAAGAACAAATCGGAGAACTATTGAAAACTGAAAATGCGTCCGAATTTTCTAGAATTACTACAAATTTGATCTATCAATATGCAGGAGAAATTGAATATAATGAAGAACAACGCGAAACTCTCGAATCCAATAAAAAATTATTATTGGAAACGAATGATTGGGATTCTTTTATTAAACGCAGTAGAGCGAATTTAATGAATAACATGTTTCATACGTTTCAAGAATATGATAATTCTACATTGTTAATATTTCTTGGGTCGGTTGATCTCTCGTCCCCCCTTTCCACCGAAGACATAAAACAAAAATTAAATCATTTTCGAGACGATAGCAAAATTAGTTCTAATTTGACATTGAAAGCATTATTAGAGCAAAATAAAGATACTGAAGATTTTTCAAATTTTCAAACATTATGTTTCCGTAGATTTTTGTCTAATTTGAAAGAATACAACAAATTTTTATTTAGCTGGAAGTTGAAAGATGTATTGAATAGTTCGGACTATATTAATGGAATTTACGCACCGCCTGAAAGAATACAAAGGTCGGGACCAAGACATACAAAAAAAATCAATAGCAAGTCTAGAGGTAAATCACCTGCAACTTTTCGTCACCGCCCGTCGATTAGCAAAATAGTGACCAGACCAAGCCGAAGGTCCCAAGGAGGTAGAAAAACTCGTAAAATCATAAAATAAGGTTTATCGATAAAATATATGGATCAAGCGTCAATAAAAATAGAGTCTTCGCCAACAATTATACTCGATCGACTTAAATATCAGAAGATGATGTTTATTATGAATGCTTTGGATTTTGGGTGGACAATAAAAAAATCGGAAGATTCCTACATATTCACTAAAAAACACGAGGGGAAAAAAGAAGTATTCCACGAAAATTATTTAGAGAGTTTTATAAAGACAAACTTGGGTTGTAATTTGGCACCTTAACCTTTAAAATATTGCGTTTTTAAATATAAATGTTTGCTTATATGGGGTGCGATAAACATTTGAGCGACTCGACCTATAATAAATAATTAAATCAATCTTTTAATTATTTAGCAATTTCTCCCAAATTATTTTCTATACTAAGGTTATAACGACCTAATGGGTGGAGCGTTGATGCAACTTGTCGCCTACGGCGCTCAGGACGTGTTCCTTACGGGAACACCCGAGATTACTTTCTGGAAGGTGTCTTACAGACGCCACACAAACTTTGCCATGGAATCCATTGAGCAGACCTTCTCTGGTCAGGCCGACTTCGGTCGCCGCGTGACCTGCACAATCTCCCGTAACGGAGATCTTTGCTACCGCACTTATCTCCAGGTGACTCTCCCCGAGATCAACCAACAGATGAGCTCGACCCCCAACAACGTCTGGGCCCGCTGGCTGGACTTCATTGGTGAGCAGCTTATCTCCCAGGTTGAGGTGGAGATTGGTGGCCAGCGCATCGATCGTCAGTACGGCGACTGGATGCACATCTGGAACCAGCTCACCATGTCGGCCGAGCAACAGCGTGGATATTTCAAGATGATTGGAAACACCACTCAACTCACCTACATCACCGACCCCACCTTTGCCAGTGTCCAGGGCCCTTGCGCCTCGTCCACCGGCCCCACTCAGGTGTGCGCTCCCCGTAACGCTCTCCCTGAGACCACTCTCTACATTCCCCTCCTTTTCTGGTTCTGCCGCAACCCCGGTCTGGCTCTGCCCCTGATCGCCCTGCAGTACCACGAGGTGAAGATCAACATTGATTTCCGCCCCATTGGTGAGTGCCTGTGGGCCGTCAAGACCCTCACTGGCGCTTCCGGTGTTCAGTCGGTGTCCACCGCCTACCAGCAGTCCCTGGTTGCCGCTTCCCTGTACGTCGACTACATTTTCCTCGACACGGATGAGCGTCGCAAGATGGCCCAGAACCCCCACGAGTACCTCATTGAGCAGCTGCAGTTCACTGGTGACGAGTCGGTCGGCTCGTCTTCCAACAAGATCAAGCTGAACTTCAACCACCCCTGCAAGGAGCTCATCTGGGTTGTCCAACCCGATGCCAACGTCGACTACTGCGCCTCTCTTGACGGCACCAGCGTGCTTTACCGTACTCTGGGTGCCCAGCCCTTCAACTACACGGATGCCATCGATGCTCTCCCCAACGCCATCCACGCCTTCGGTGGACCCAACGAGACCTCCGGTGCCACCGGATTCATCAACGCCTCTGGCTTGTTCCAGGAGGCTGGTGCCGTCGACAACAACCCCGGCCTTACTGCCAACCAGCAGTGGGGCTCGGGAACATACCCCGGCTTCGACCCCACCCCCGTCAACGGCTCCTATGTGTCCGACGCCGGCACCTTCGTGCTCTCGGAGACCGCCCTTGACATGCACTGTTGGGGCGAGAACCCCGTGGTCACTGCCAAGCTCCAGCTCAACGGCCAGGACCGCTTCTCTGAGCGTGAGGGAACCTACTTCGACCAGGTTCAGCCCTTCCAGCACCACACCCGCTGCCCCGACACCGGCATCAACGTGTACTCCTTCGCCCTTCGCCCTGAGGAGCACCAGCCTTCCGGCTCGTGCAACTTCTCGCGCATTGACAATGCTACTCTCCAGCTTGTCCTGTCGAGCCCCACCGTTGCTGGTGTCAACACGGCCAAGGTCCGTGTATACGCCGTGAACTACAACGTGCTGCGCGTGATGAGCGGTATGGCAGGCGTTGCCTATTCAAATTGATTGGGATGGCTGGTTCTGACCAACATTTTTGTATATTATATGCGCCTAAATTTCTGACCAACAAATTTGACCAACAAAAAATAATTCTTATAAAAATTAGGGTCAATTGATTTGTAAAAATAATTACATATCAATTTCATACAACGGTTTGAGAGTTAATTTCCTTACGTTTTGCGCGAGCATCGGCAATTTCTTTTGCGCGAATTTTTTTATATTCTTCGTCTCCGTATTTTTCCTTCATTTTTTCGCGCTGTTTTTGTTTGTATAGACGATTTGCGTCTTTTATTTCTTCTTTCGTTTTTTTGTTTTTATTTACAACCAAATGTCTGTTTTCCTTTATTTTTGGGTTTTCTGACTCGTCGATTGTTAATTTAACATTTTCACGCGCTGCTAAATTTGTCTCGTTTATTGAATCGTGTTTTTTATATATCAAGAACAATTTATTAATTATGTCTTCGTAAATGTAATCTTTTTTAATTAAATTGCACTCGCAACAACACGCGTTTATATTTTCTAATGTATATCCTTTTGTATTATCCATTCTATCGATTCCGTTTTGATGTTGTTGGTCACTTTTCTTCCCGCACATAAAACAATTCTTTTTTATAATTAAATTGTAATCGTCGGGCGTTATTGAAAAATCGAGTTGTTTTTTAAGAGCTCTAAATCTATATTGACAATACAAAGCACTTTTATGATTTGCAAAACATTCCGGATACAAATTGCCTTGAATCTTTCCTTGAAACGTCAAAATGTGCTCAACTCTTTTGATAAAAACCTCGTCGCAAGTAGAACCCTTCATATAATTACACATTTTACAGCAACTTACACAATTGTCTACGATATAACCTACGCTTTGATCTTTTCGATCTATTCCATTGAACCCTTTTTCCTGTATTAATGCACAATAATGGCACTCTTTTGTAACAACATTTGAATAATCCTCAAACGATATAGTGAACTCCAAGTTTTTCAGATTGGCATTTCTACTGTAGACATTATACTGTAGCTCCTTGCTATTTTTTTTATTTTCATTCGATTCTAACATTTTTTCTTGATGATTTTCTCTCCATTTTTTCGCTTGTTCCGCGTTATTTGCCAAATATCCCTCTTGATCTTCTTCCATTTTCCTCTGTCGATAATTCATTGTTTTTAGTGCAACTTTTTCGTAATTATTTTCCGCCCATTCTTTTTTCACTTCTTTGCGTTCAGGTTTTGCTTCATTTTTTCGCGCCAATTCATTGCGGCGTTCTTTATCGCGTTTTGTGTCGTGTATCTTGTTATTCGATCGACAATCGAGACAGGTTTTCGTTTCTCCGGACTTTTCTCCTACAAATTTGTCAAGAGGCAATTCCTTGATACATGTGGTACAAAATTTGGTAGTTCTATCGTGTAAAATCAAATCATTTTCCAAGACCACCTTTTTCCGTCTATCTTTATCTTTTTTTCTGTCTTTCTCTAGACATTCTTCACACCTCGAAAATTCATACGCGGGCTCCAATTGATTTCTGCATCCTCGAATAATATTATAACACGTTTTTTTGCCGAGGGATTTTGTTTCGTCTTCGAATAAACAAAGTTGGTGCTTTCCGCAATATTCATTTTCTACAGATCTTTTGAATTTACATCCGGATTTGCAACATAAAACAACCGATTCTTTTGCCGTTTCTTTGTTCGATTTTCCTCTATCTCTACATTTTTCGCAAGTCTTTGTATCATCGCCGAAATAATACATCTTTTTGCAACCTTTACATAGTTCCAACCGCGACAACATCTCTGGAGTATACGAAATCATATATTGGTGAAATTTACAAAATTGAGTTTCATGTATGCAATGAAATACGCAATTTTTACCATTTCGATCTAAAGATAAACATTTATTCATTTCCTTTTATATCTAAAGATTTATTTATTACCATTTTTACCAACATATTTTGGTAAAAATAGAGAGGGACTTCACTGTGGTCAACTGAATTTCACCACAATTTTCACGTCCTCCTTTTTAATACACTTGCACGCGGAAATCGATAATTCCTCGCGCTTCTTCCTAGTTTTTGCGGCGTCTGTTTCGCCTTGGTTTGCCGAGGCGTTCTTTCTTTTCGAAGTACTATTTCGCGTATTCATGTCGGCTTCAATGGCCGAATAATTCGACTCGATACAATCGACGATTTTATTTTCTAGGGCCCACTTGAAGAAATTGAGTTGTCCGATGGTGGTTTCCATGCAATTATCGTCGTCGTAGGGAACACGGATGCGTTCCCATCGGCAAAAAGGGTCAAAACGGCGCTTACTGTACGCTTTTAGTTTGAGCTTATAGTCATTGTACACCTTGAATCGAGTGGTTTCATTCAAATCGGCAATGTCATAGACCGTATAGTATTTTTTCGCATAATTCGTGACGAACCAGTCGACGATGCGTAGAGAAATATTGGACTCTCCGTTGATAATGTTCATCATCTTGGAAAGATTGGCGCGATCTTGGTAGAAAGTCATTAGATTCCGCATGAGAAGGTCATTTTGGGTATTTAGGTTGGCCGAATTATATGACATGGATTTACAACGCATTTTTGTTTTATATGATTATAAAACAAAATATTATTTGGATCGGCGTGTGCGTCGATTTTTATTACGGAGTCGTTTCATAATTCCTCCTTTTCTGGTCACTCTACTACTCATTTTTCCAGTAGATTCTGACGTTTGTAATGATTTCGATAACAGACGTTGTTCAACTAGGGGATTATTATTTTCAGGAACATTATATAACATATCAAACGTTGTAACATTAACTATTTCACATGCAATTCTTCCTAATTGGGTATAATTCGGTATTTTTTCTCTCAAAACATCAAGCATATATTGTTTGAGAAATTCAGGCGTGCTATTTGTTTTTATTTCAGGAAGTTCAATCCTTCCTTCATACTTTTCGCCGTTTTCTCCTGAATAAAACTTTATGATTTTTTTTTTCATATTCAATTTTGTGTCAAAATTTCCGTATAAATATAAAAAGTTGTTTATGGTTGTGTTTGTGTTTATATTTACCTTTCTATTTTCATTTTTCAAATGTATTTCTGTACATCCTGCTAATTTTATTACGCATAATTTATTGCTATAAGCGTCATTTCCAATATTGCATTCGTACAATGTACACGTATCGTCCATAGGTTTAAATTTAATTTTGCCCTTATCATTAAGAACAGAATACTTTTTCTCAATTAAATCGTTTACAACAAATGGATACCCAATATCAGAAAGATTAATTAAAAAAATACTATAACACTGATCAGAGTTAAATTTTCCATTTTCTATTCCAGTTAATTTTTGCTTGATGTCAATAATTGTATCTGTAAGTTTTACATTCGGAATGGTTCCAATATTAGCTGTTATTTTTCCACTTTCGTCCCAAATGTATATAGGAATATCAACGGGTTTTAATTCGCATAAATATAAAATATTTGCGATTTTTCTAGATACATTTATCATTTCTCTGGCGCCACCTTTTCCGTCCCCTATCATTTGAATCATTCTATTATATCCCATTCGTTTTACCGGATTGGATAAGACATTCACGGCATTTTCTATATCCTCAACTCTGTCTCTATCGCCACCTCCTAATTGTTGTCTCGTTTCACTAGTTTTAAGTAATCCAATTTTTGCCATATCCTGATAAAATTGCAACCCTTCAGAATTA